TCCTCGGTGAGTTTCCAATGAGGAGTACAACAGTTTGCCGTTGTGTATAAACGAATACAGATGTTGCGTACACTTAATTCTCCTCAGTAATAGTATTTATTCCCAAAAATATTAGTTTGGGTAAAATGGTGTAAATATGTATGTGAGTATGAACGAAGAATTTTTCAAGAAATTGAGCGAGAACCATCCATATATTTCTATTTGCTCCTATGCAAGTCAGGACTATGTGGGTATAATCCAAAACAGGGATGATACCGTAACATCAATATATGACTATGGAGCAATCGTACAACCCGATCTCAGAACAAAATTCTTAGAATTAGGTGACATATGGTGGTGGGAATCGAATAGAACGATTCCCATCAACCTTTTCTTGAAAGAAGAATGGATTATCTTCAAACCATACATCAAAACATTCAACAATAAAAGTCTAGATATCGTTCATGGGCCGATTGTTAGTATGAATGAATTCATCAAGAAGCGTTCTAAACGTAGAAGCATCACACTTGTTAAGCGGATGCCTTAGATTTTACAAGTATTCTTCTGGAAATAATGTGATTGAAGAACATTTGATAAATCTTCCATTACTATCACGAACAATAACTTCAATTTCAAATGTCTCATCATCAAGATTTACTTGAGCTGGATGATCTTCTCCGAACTCAGCTTTAAGGTCTGACATAATCTTGTCGCACAACTCCTCAGAAATAGCATGAGTGATATATTTTCCGATAATATTCTTTATTTTTTGTCCAGCAACATGGTCAGTAATACTTTCCATTTTTATATTCGTATCAAATGTTGTCATTGTTAAGCCTTTCTACTCAATTTCTTTAGTTCTTTTTTGCGCTTATCCTTAGCCATCTTAAATGACAAGTTACCTACTCGTTGGTCAAACGTTACGCCGATCAAATGGTCGTATTCGTGCAAGAACACTCTGCATTCAAACCCAGTCAATTCACGCTCAACCAACTCACCTGATACAGTATTGTATTGAACTACTGCGCTTGTAGGGCGTTTTACTTTCATGAACAAATCCGGGAAGCTTAAGCAGCCTTCTAAATCGCTACCGCGTTCTTCTGAGAGCGAGACAATCTTAGGATTGATGCACGCCACAAGCTTAGTAAAGTTACCCATAATGAAGATACGCTTCTTAATGCCTAACTGAGGAGCAGCAAGACCTACTCCGCCGTTGTCGGACATAAACTTTGACATAGCTCTAACAAGTTCTTCGGGGCTGCCGTCAAGTCTAAAGTCCCAATCTTCTGAGACTTCAAGTAACTGTGAATTGTTTTCCTCTAATAATGTTAAGTTCATAATTGCACCCCATACTCTTTCAAAATATCAATATAGTGTTCTTCGCCTTTATGGACATGATCTACAAAATGTTCGGCGGCTTCGTCATTAGCCATGTCACTGATATACTTGTGACAAATGAATTCTACATTTGCTATTTGACACGCTTTAGCAATGGCAAATGCTTCCATATCAACTATGTCAGCATTGATATTATATGTGTCAGTTACAAAGTTGTCACCTGTACTCAGTGACCATCCATCATCACCGATAACAATTGGCTGATGCAATACTTCTGCTTGCGGGCCTACGATGCAGCCGCCCAAAATAACGTCCCGTTGATTAAATGTAGTACACTTGTAGATACCACCATGAGTTGCAGTTATGCCGCCAGCCGTACCAAAGTTGAATACACGAATAGGCTTGTGTCGCTCAATCAGTGTAGCAGCAACAATAGCTGCATTTACTTTGCCAACACCCGTGAAGAATACACCTTCCTTACCAACAAGATTGGGTGATTCTTCGGGCATTGCTAATAAAATAATATCGTTCATGCAAAAATTCCATATACTAATACAGCAAGAATAAAGATGTTACAAGTCAATAGTGCGCGGTCACGCTCTACATAAGAAGCATACGCCCACAATGCAGTTCCCATGAACCCAACAATCATATCTTCTGTGTGGTAACCAAAGGCTCTAAGAATTGTTGCTACAATTACGCCTGTTGTACCTAACCATTTAATCAGATTCATATGATACAAGTGATAAAACTGTTGCACCTGTTTCACGAATCTTGTTGCTCCCGTTGAGATACGTGAGGTCAATAACGCTTGCATAAAAAATATCCTCTGGTCTTACGCCAATTCTGCTTAATAGTTGAATGGTTGCTAGTGCTGTCCCGCCGGTAGCATTAACGTCATCAATTATACCGACCTTAGTACCTTCACCAATGTCAGTATTACCTTTAATTTCTAGTGTGCCGCTATCATATTCATAGTCGTATGACTGACTAATGACCGGGGGCGGCAACTTACCAGGTTTACGAATCATATGAAATGGCAATTCAAGTTCAGCAGCAACAGGTGCGCCCCAAATGAATCCACGAGCATCCGGTGATGCAATACAATCAACTTCGTTGATTGCCATAAACATCCTAAGACGATCTAGTGCCCAACGGAAATCGCCGGGCTTAGTCAATACAGTGCTAAGGTCTTTGAAGTTTACCCCTTCGACTGGCCAATCTTTAATGTCAACAATAGAGTCTCTAATCATTCTTTTGTCCTTTTAGTAAATTCATATGCACTACCACTAGTTGAGCGTATGCAACTGCGTGGCTACGTTTGAAGCTGTATCCTGTATGATCTTTATCCCAAACAGTTTCGTTTACATCTTTCCAAGTTCTACCAATAAGATGTCTCTTTGCAGGTCGTATTGCCGCAAGAAACATTGCCAATCTAGGAATACTATCGATAGGTTCCGGCATTCGTTGAATGAGGTCATATGAATTGCCCAAGTGAATCAGTTGTTCTACTGTGTTTCTATCTTTCAATACGGACCAATCAGGGTCACTCATCAATTCTACAAGATGTTCCTCACTCTGTACTTGATTGTAAACGTGTACGTTAAGCAAATCAAGTTTAAAGTATCCTCTTTTTTCTGCATCTACGTAATGTAGTGCAGACATATCGTGTATCGGATCGTATGGAATATCAGTAATATAAACACCAGTTGGATGCTTACGCACAGGATCAACATTGCGCATTGACGCAGGAATATGCTTGATGACCGCTAGTAGTTTGTCGCGGTCACCTAAGTCAATATCAATATCGGAGTCAATTCTCATCGAATGTGAGTCATACCCGCTTGAATAAGCTTCTGATAAGCCTTCTGCACAATGATAGCCTGACGTTCCGCATCTTCTACTGCTTTGTGAGTAGTTACGTGTCCGCCATCTTTCAACGACACCCCAGCAAGGTCATAGATAGTACGACAGTCACGAACATTCCAGAACTGCCAAGGATACTTCATGTCAAGGTCGCGGAATGCACTTTCTGCAATCACAATGTCGAAGCCAGAACCATTAGACCAAACCTTGTCAGCACGATTCCAGCAGAATTGATAAAGCTTTTCCATACATTCCTTATAAGAAATACGGTCGCGGTCACCCATAGCTTCTTCAATTGCTTCGGGACTTTGTTCTCCCCACCAGCGAAGGGTATCATCACTGATAGTGCGATTAAACACCTCAGTTTGTTCATCCATAGTTGGGCGAAGCTCAAGCTTCTCCATTACGCCGACGCCCCGTGGGTCAAAACGCACAGCACCAATTGTAAGTATTACTGTGGAAACGTCGGTACTGAGTGTTTCCATATCGATCATAATATGATTAGCCATTAGAACTCCAAAAATTATCTAGCTTTGTAACGTCTTTCACTATATCACCATTTAGGTAATTAAGCAAGAGCATTGGGCGACTTTCGGGTAAATAATTTGGCATACTAGAATGTAACAATCTACAGTTGTACAGCAGTACGCTGCCCTTAGGCATGTGTTGCTGTTCGTGAAAATCCCAAAAATATTTGTTGTATGCACCGTTGTAGCACAAATCGATATCCCAATCTGGCTCATGACTGTTCGGTACATAACCGGTCGCTCCCATTTCAGGGGCAGTGTCTTGTAATGCTATAATGCACTGCACACCTAACAATCGCTCATCGGTGTTCCATCGTTTGAATCTATGAGGAGTGTCAACGTGCGGATTTACTAGTTTAGTATCACCGTTAATTGTCACGATGTCACTAGCATAAAATACCGCATTCTCTAACTGTTCACTTATAATCGGTAGCAATATATCATTGACCGCAATTACTTCTGGCCAATCCATAACCATTTGACTCCACCAATAACTTATGTCCGGCAAGTCTTTAATTTTATCGCCTTCTGCATATACCTTGCCTGAGCTAGTTGCTCTAACAGGATACAGGGTATCTAACTTACTATTGATACTATCAATTAAATCGTCAGGGATAATGCTCTCAAGGAATAGATATCCCTCACCCTCAGTTAAATCATTCACATAACTTCCAATACATATATGTTTTTTCGTCAAGCACTATATATCCCGATACTTTGAACCACTCACCTAAGTATTTAGGGCCACCTAATCTTTTGCGGCACCATACTTCTAGTTCACTCGGGCCCATGCGTTCTGGACCAATAGGGATGCGAATGAAAGTCCTATCTTCCCAAACTCCATCTACTGCTATTTTCTTCTTGACCTTCTGAGTCTGCGGGACTACATCAACAATGTCTTCTACGGGTCTTAGCCCCATGTTAGTTTGAACCATATATAATCTCTTTCATATCTAAACTTGTATCTTAAACAATCAACGTCAAACTTCCATCTACAATGGCGTTCACATTTCCCTATGTTATCGTATATCCAGGTTAACATTTCAGTGTGGTCATCCACCGCTTGTCGAAATTGCCGTGCTGGAATAGTTACTTCATGCCAACCTGGCTTAGTGTGTTCCCATCCATTTTTTTCATCATAATAATTCATTGCCAGGTTAACTTAAACCACATATAATCTGCGTCTTCTTTGAATGCAAAGAACATAGTGTCGCCACCGCCGATGTTATTAATTTCGTAGACTTCGTAGTTTCCACGATGGTCCCAGAAGCCACGGTGCCAATCATTGCGCCATTTACCCTGACAGTTCTGTTCGCACCAGTCGACCATTTTTTCTATTTCAACATGATAGTTAACCCAAACCGCACCAGGACTATTATTACGAAGACCTTGCGGTTCTATTGGAAGTATATGAGGATAGCCATGGTAAAAGGTATGGGCCCATCTAGCTCTGAATCCAACGTCAGGATCATACTTGATTTCGTATTCACGCCAGGTCTTACAGCCATAGTTTTCTAAGAAGCGTTTCTCTTTGTAACCCTTCCATCGTTCTTTAAGTTGTTTAATCATGTCCATTTTAATAGAAACCATGCTAAATCTTCTTCTCGGTCAAATATGAGAGTATCACTGTATCCAGTTCTATCATACTCAACTCTCCCTCCCCATTTCTTTAATCCTGTTTTCACATCAGTATCATTGAGACTAAACAAAAAATTAAACCACCAATCTTGAGTCTGGTTGTTCTTATCGTTTATGCACAGAGTATACATCAGTTCCACCGTAATAAAAATGCTAGCCTATCTTGTTCATTTTTAAACTCTAATATCATCCCTGTTAGTGCCCAGCCCGGGGTACATTGATTAACCCAATCAGTTATCTCTTTTTCGGTCTCAACATAAAACTTATAGTCAACCACAATGACGAATGGTTTCATGTGCTGCGGAGAGGTTATAAATCTCATCGGTATCTCAACAGGAAGACAGTGTACTTACGTTCGTCTACAACTTGAAATGCTTTGTCGGACCAGTTAATCAATCGTAGACCGTACTCCGGTTCTGATATTTGGTTACAGTGTTCATTTGAAATGCCAATCTGCCGGTAATCGTAGGACTTATCAATCAATAGGTCAGTCCACGAGTCAAATAGTTTAGCATCCATATGAAAGTTCTTGTTCATAGGTACCCTAAAATAAAAGTCAGTGCTTCTTTCTTTTCATCAAAGATGAAGTCATAGTCCCAACGGCTTCTATAGAGTCCTTCACTATCCCAAGTATATCCTACATTAAACCGCCGCTTGATATGGTAACTCATGTTACGCTCTTTACACCAGTTAAATGAATCAGTAGTGTTAAGTACCCCGCGCACTCTCACGCAGTATTTCTGACCTCGACGGACCACTTTGTAAGTATCAGTAGCCTGCGGCATTCAACAGTTCCTTAACCTGTGTCACCATTTCAGTATTACGTCTAAACTTGATAGCCCACTGCTCTGGATTGATGTAATCTATAATCATCTTTTGCTGGCTTTCATCAAGTTCTTCTAGAAACTTGACACCGCTCTCGCTCTGATAAAGCATCCAGGGACTAATCTTGCCAGTAGTTACAGCATACGCTAATTTGTTTCTATTTGCATATCGTAGACAATCTTTAGTTTCGATACCTGAATCCTTAGAGATAGTCATCGTAGCTTCGATACTACGAGCGATAGCATCCAGCGGGTCTTCTGTCTTTAAGTACTCAATAAGAAATTTAGTATAGTTAGTATCGCTGCACCAACTATCAATCTTTATCTGATTCTTCAACAACCAATCAGCATACCTAACTACATTGATACACTTGATATCAACGCAATAGTGACCGAACTTGACAAAGGCAATGTAGTATGCACTTTTCGTGAAGTCTACATATGTTCTAAGTTTTTTAGATGCAGTATTCTTTTTGTAGAATTCTACCCAAGCTTGAAATCCAATACGATTACCTGGCTGGTCTTTGTCTTGCCATCTGCGCTTGTTTTCACAAAGGTGTTTCATCATCGTAGTCTCTCGCTGGAAACTCCGTTTGCAAAACTCACAAGAAAACTCGGTTTTAGTTACCGAGCTTTCTTTCGTATTCTTCGATTTCTTTATCTGTAACAAGCTCACTTAATAACTCAATCTCATCAAATTTTAATTCGGGGAATCTATTAGCAAGATACATCTTTTTCTTGTGATTGTCAACAAAAACTTCGGATATGATGTTTAAGTCACTGTCACTTGATTTAGGATATACCTTTTTAAAGTAGTCTTTAATCTCCTTAGTCTTAGGAGACTCTTTTAACTTACTAACACGGTCACGGATGTGCGGAATCCATTGATGAAACTGTTTGCCAATACCCGGGCTTGCAGCACACAACATCAACCATTGTAGCTTAGGATGCTTCTGTACATTCTCGTTGAACATATACTTGTTAGCATGATATTCAGTGCTTTGCAGATAATAAGATTGAATATCCTTACTACCTTTAACTGCACTAATCCAATGCAACATCATAAACGGCACAAACTTCTTTTGCTGTTCAGGAGTCAATCTATCATAATACGAATAGTCCTTGCGGTCAATAGCCGCGATTGCATCGAAAAGGTCAAACTCAACCTTCTCAAACTTTTCGTCTGCTGATAGTTTCTCTTTAGCCATTATGCTTTTAGTGCCTCAATCGCAATAGCGTGTTCAATAGCTTGACCAATGCTGTCACCGTTGTTAACAATAGTCAATGTCGGCCCATCACTATCTCGCATACGATCATTCTTGTAATGTTCAATCACGTACCCGCCTGATGCCGGATAGATCGTGAAGCGAATGCTGGTCTTGCCGCTAATACCGTCGTAAGGTCTTACCGAATCAGTAGCATATACTTCTGCTTTCTGTCCGCTTTCCCATGCTTCACGGGACCACTGTGCAAACTTTCTCTTAAACCAACCCATCTTCTTTTCCTTCTCTTTTTGTACCTTGCGATTTCTAGCAGAATCAAGCCTAAATACAGTTTGGCTGGGTAGAGTGCCTGCTATCGTTCTGTTGTACTTTGCCTGACCTAACGATAAGCTACCATTACCCGATGACATTAATAATCTTTCTCTACTAGGATAAGCTGGAATTCAGAACCTTTACCGTCAGTTGAACTGTCACCCAAATCATCAAGTGATTCTCCGGCATAAGTCAATCCAGTAACAAGTTCCCAACCGTCATAATCACCCGTAGTGATTACTAGCTTCTTAGGGTCAAAAGCTTCATCTTCGCATTCAAACGAGAGGAAGTGACCTTTCTCAATGCTTTGTCCAAGGAAGTAAACGTCCCCGTCTTCAAGAGTTTCCTGAGGAAAAATCTCTTCGGTCTGCTCTGTATCTGCACCCATATCAAAGAAAGCATCAGCAGTTAGTGCATCATAGATGACTGTATCGTTTTCATCTAATACACTAATATAACAATCTTCTAGTGAAGGACCAGTGTGGTGTGCAAGGTTATCGCATTCATGCCATTCACCGGGATGAAACGGACGGATATCTTCGTCAATTTCTACATCGTTTTCCTCAAAGAAATCGTCATTCCAAGCATAGTCCTCAAAATCAATTTCATGTTCTTCAACAATGTCATAGAATTCACGCTTGACGGAGCCGATAACAACTTCGCCGCCGCGTCCACCGATTTCAATCTTATATTTCATTACTTGTTACCTTTCTTCTTTAAAATAGAAATTTCAACGTTTGGATAGAGAGTGCGAATTACACCCATAACGTCTGACTGCTTATGCTTCTTTTGAAAAGTCTTAATAATTGTTTCAGTAATCATGATTTCTTCCTTTGGTTGAGTTCGCTAAGAATATAAGCATAGAGTACATGACTCCCTGCCCAAAAAATACTAAGTATAAGACCGATAGTGAGTCCTACTATGACGATGGGCATAACAAGCCAAGCTAACACTACTACTAAAAATGCTATTACCTTGTTCATTGTTAAAATACTTGACTATAATCTACTACTTCACAGTTCCTACTAATCTCCTTGACAAAATAGATACAACGCGGTTGCTCCCCTTCGTCAATCGGTACACACAAAAACTGACCATTTCTGAGTCGAGGTGCATACCAAGTAACATCAGGGTAGATATCTACGATTTCAATAGGAAGAAATGAGGGGGAGAATGAAGTCCGAGGGTTAAACTGAAAAGCGTTAAATCCTCTATCGTTCAGACTAGATAGTGGTAAAGTTTCTAAGTCACCATGTTCTTGCTCTCCAATCAATATCTGCCAATCGATTGGCATCTTAATAACCTTATCAGCGACCTTAATCACTAGTGCAGGACTGTTGAATGATTCTAAAAAGATCAACGGAATGAAATGATAATCCACATTTGCTGGGGTAGAGTTATCTAGAATTGCAAACAGCAAATCATCGATTTCATCCGGAAGTGTTTCCAGATTGTAGCTTTCATTTTCTAAAGTGAGTATTCTCATGATACTATCATAGCACTTATTTTATAGTAAGTCAACATATTAATAATCCAATTTCTCTACTGTGAATGGGTAGTTTGCTTCCTTATAGAAAGCTTTGCGTTGTGTCAAGTGTCTTTTTGCAAACTTACAAGAACTAGTAACGTCCCAAATTTGAACATGCTCTTTGTCCTCTGCTTTACGAATACCTCTGCCTATTGACTGAATAACTCGTACAAACGATTTACCAGGCTCAATAAGAACCAAATTAAAGATCCGAGGAATATTAATACCGACAGCCGCAACGCCGTACGTTGCGACAATAATTTTATCGTCACTTGTGGCAACCTCATCATACTCATCCTTTCTATCTGATAGACTAGTACCGCCGTTAACAAACACAGCATTGGTTCCTAATCTGCTTACGATTTCTTTTCCTGCATTCACTCGGTCAACGAGTACAAGAGTGTTTCCAGTCAGATTCACTTTGTCAATTAACGCAGCAATTGTATCAAGGCGATTTGAGTCTTCTAGTAGATGTTTCAGTTCTGATTGATAGTTAGTAAACTCTACCTTATCCTTAAGCTGAACAATGTTTACGTGACATTGTGCGAGTACGCCTCTGTCTTGTAGTTCTTTTGCTGATAGCTTACCGATGACAGGACCCAATGACACAAGCAACGATACTTGATCCATCTTGTCTTTAGGAATGGTTCCTGTTAGTCCCCAACGAATAGGAATGTTGCTGAATACTCCGGTAAGCATCGTCTTGAGTACATCAGCCTTAGCCATGTGAACTTCGTCAACAATGACACAAGCAATGTCTTCAAAGAAGAATTCATCAAGAGTTTCTTCTCCTGCGTCGGCTGTATTTTTAAAGAGATTATTCAAGCTCTGCCATGTGCAGATAGTATGAGTCTTGCCATAGTCTTTTCGGTCACCGAAGTAGACGCCAACATCCAATCCTAAGTTGATGTAGTCTGCTTCTGTTTGTGTAACAAGACTTTTGTTGGGGACAATCACTAGAGAGCGTCCTAGGTGCTCTACGGACTTAGATAGAGCAGCAGTCATCAGCGTCTTACCTGCGCCTGTTGCAACTTCCTGTAAGCATTGAGGATTCTCTAAGAAGTTATTAACAATCTCAACCTGGTAGTCACGTAGTACGACCGGCTGACCTTCACGTTCATGCCCTTTTGGCCACACTGTTTCTGCAAATGAATCTTCTTTAATGCGGTCGAACTTAAGTTCCTCATGTGACTGCCGCAAATCTACAAGTTCAATATCATATCCCTTATCATACAGATATGTAATGATTTGCTCTAACAGATTCACGTAGGTACTTCCACCAAGACTAAAATAACTAATCTTGCCGTTCCATCGTCCAAGACGAACAGCCGGGAGATATCTCGCCCCCGGCTTTTCAAACTCAAACATCTTCATTAATGCTCGACGGTCTCCTACTTCAAGACCCTCGATTTTTACATTAACTTCGTCTTTGATTATGATCTTTACTTCGTTCATTGTACCTCGATTGGTCGTGAATCTTTAAGCACGACAGTTTTGCTTACGGTGCCCATAAATGGGTTGCGATTATTTACACTACTTGTATGTTGCAACATCATAGAAACTCCATCAGGCAATTTTCCATATGACAATGGGCCCAATGGCTTCATTCCATACTTTTCAATCGTCTTAGCTAACTGCTCTTGATTTAATGCGGTTCTTAATCCTCGCCCAATCACAACATTTTCGCAACCGATATTTTTCATCCATCCGATGACATTTTCTACGTCAACAATCTCTGCTTCATACACATTATTAGCAGCAAATTGTAGCCTAGGATAATCAGAAATGATAGCTGGATCGATATCGATTCCCATTTGGCTAAGCTTGAACAACATAGTAGCGTCTAGCGAGAGCTCCATTCCCTCAATGAGTTCACCGATTCTTGAATTACATGCAGCAACCATCAACTGACCATTAACCTGACACAATGTTGGGTCCCAAACAGTAGTACCAGTTTCTAACTCAGCCAATGAGTTCAAGATAGCTGACAGTTCATCACAGTACCTGACAGTCGGGAAGAACTTATGCAACACTTGGGTCGTAATTTTAAGTGCGCTAGTAGAAAACATAGTCCTATATAACTTACGTTCTTTGTCCCAAGCAAATGTGTTATCCTTCACTTCTCTAAACTTAGAAATGAATGTCTTGTTGAATGGAACACGAAAAGTCAATTCATCATTCAAGAGGACAACAGAAGCACCAGTATATTCAGTGGTGCTTTCTACGAGTGTAGAGTTCCAGTCTAACGCTTTGAGTTCAGCCTTATCCAACCCTAACTTAGAGAGTTGCTTCTTGTACTTACTGATTAAGTTATCGAATAGCGTAGCCTGACCAGTAGTGACCCGTGAATCACGCTGGATCATTGTCTGTAGATTAGCCATAAACTTGTAGTCATACTGACTCAAGCTGACCTTGCCTACTTGCAAGAAGAAATACAACAGTTGTTCTTTGTTTTTCATAATGTCATTCTAACATAGTTTGTGACTAAAAGCAATAAAAACGGGGACCGAAGTCCCCGAAAGTTTGTTGAAAGGCATTTTTATTATTATGTAAGTTAGCCCCGTTTCATCACTGTGCTGATAGCAAGTGCTTGCCACTTGTTCGGGGAAATCTTAATCAAGTCAGCAATCTTGAGTGCGGTACGGATTGACAGTTCACGCAAACGCTTCTGATTTTCTTGCATGAAGTCGAGGACTGCTGCACCTTCATTGTTTTGGAAGTTGTAGTCCTTGAACAGACCACCGTCAGCATCGCGGTTGACCTGACGAATACGCAGCATCTTATCACGCTCGGTATCGATGGTCAAGTCGATGAAGTGACAACGTGATTCCAGAGCCTCAAGGTGATCTTGCAGCTTCTTAGACTTGACGTTTTCGAACTTGAGGTTCGTGATGAAGATTGCACCACCCTTGAAGTCGAACGAGTTAGGGATACCTTCGTCACGCAGAAGGCGTGAGTCCGAGTTCCAGCAGATGCGCCGACGCTTACCGCTATCAAGCGCAGCCTTGAGAATGTTCAGCGAAAGTTCATCACCGAACACGCTATCGCAGTCATCAAATACGAGAATGTTACCCTTTTCACTGTAACGATACAGCTGGGCATACAGACCGAGTGCAGTCATTGCACCCTTGACAACTTCATACTTCTGACGCTTGTTAGCAAGCTTGTCAAACAGTGAGGACTTGTCAAGCTGGGCTTCAACCCCGAACGACTTACCTACGCCCGGAGGACCCGAAACGATCATCGCACGAATGTCGCCCTTGATACAAGCAGCAGACATTTCATCGAGGATTTCGAAGCGAGTAGCAATGCGATCCATTGCATCCTGATCTGTTTCTGCAACAGTTGCAGAAGGAGCAACACCGTTGACTTCGATGCAGTCAGGACCCTCAATGCGGACCTTGACCTTATCAATCTGATGGGGAAACTGACCTTCATTTTTCACAGTGATGTATGCGCCTTTTGCGCCATGCTTGATACCCTCAACAAGCGTGAACTGGGTATTGATAACTGGGAGATTACGATACTCACCCGACTTGACAAGAACAGTAGTCATACTCAAAAGCCTTTCAACAGCGTTTCAACAATTACTGTTATATCAAATCGGGAGGGTAATGTCAACCAAAAAGATGCCTTTTACGAAAAATATTTCGTAAGTGCTTCTAGTTTATCTTCGTACTCGGCAATTTGTGCAAGTTCAAGTTCAACTGCGCCCATAAAGTCAGTGTGTTCATGAATAGCCATTGGCTTGTTAAGCATAATGTCAATGTTCAACTTATGCTTTTGAATGCTTGCTTCAAAGCTAGCCTTAAGGGCAGATATGATATTGTCTTTC